ACCGAGTCGCCTTTTATAGACCATGCGCCGACTGGAAGAATATCGACGAAAACACTATATTTAGCGTTAAGGGACCACATCGACGCTAAATAAGGATGCCCGGAGAGCGCGGGCTGCATCGGCCGGAGGGCCGTAATCACCTACCTACCTGGGGGACTTAATGACCACCACCGAACAGCCGGCATCGTCCGGCAATACGATCCTCTATGTTTCCGGCATTGGCTACATCAATGCGAAGAGCGCGGCCAAGCTGGGCTTCAAGGGTGAGCAAGCTTACGATCTTCCAGAGCCGGAGGTTATCGTCGCGCGACCGCCGCGGGTTGCCGTGGAGCCTGATGTGGCTTGGTATGGCGCACGATACGCACCAGCCAACGACAACCGCCCCGTCCGCCGCTGGACGGGAGAAGAAAACTACGGCCCCGACGAAAGCCACAAGAAAAAACAGGACAACCCCGGCGCCAGTCGCGACTTCGAGGGCGACATTATTTCCCGTCTGGTGGCGGAGGAAGATGTGGAGGCAGCCTACGTTCTGCGGGCTGTCGGACAACTTCTAACACCGACCGGATTGCTCGCTGCAAACGACAGCTTCGCACAGGATGCTGACATCGAAATGGATGACGGCTTCGGCATGGACTACGCAATGGAGCAACCGGAAGCCGATGCCGTTATCGAAAAGTATCTGAAAACCGGAAAAGCGCCGGGAGGATATTTCAAGTTTCGACAGCGGTCTGGATCGGGGGGGAAGACGCTGACGGCCAAGCACAGGGCTGAGCTACGTCGTGGCGTCCATGTGGATCGATACCTTTCGCTAAGGGGTGTAGCCGAGCTTCCGGCGCAGAAATACTTCAGTGACGGCGTTCCTCTCAGATCTCACGCGCCTAAGAATGCGGAGGCGGCCCGCAAATTGGCTAAGGCGTGCGACAATACCGATTGGCGGCGCGTGACATGGATCCGGTATCCACCCATGGGCGCGCGCGTCTATGGCGACTTGTCAATCTTCTGCACGGCCAAGGGGGCGATTGATGGCGGAACCACAACACCAGAGCATGACGTTGTGCGAGAGCTTCGCCGCAGTGGTGATGAAGCGGAGTTTCGCAAGCGCATGTCGGAGCGATCGATGCGTGTCATCGACGCTGCGCTGAATCGCAATACGTATACCAAGATTGCCGAGACGGAAGGTCTGTCGCGGAATGGCGCAAAGGGCGCAGTCATAGCGGCTTTGAAAGAAGCGTGGGGAGTGCTTACTGATATTACTGGCGAGGAAATGCCAGAAAAGAAAATAGTCGAAGAAAAAATTGCGGCGTAGTGCCGTTTTGTTTCTTCCCGTCACGGTGGTTATAGGAAGTTAACTTCCAAACAGTTTGCGCTCGTCCCCCAGGTCGAGCGCCGCCCTGCGTTTCCTCCCGGCGCGGGGCACCTATTGCTGATGTCCAGCGTAGCGGCGGCATCAGCCGCGGGTATGGGCTGGGGGATCCAGCCGCCCGCACAGTTTCGCATTCCATGCGCGAATGGCCCGGCCCCGCGTGATGCAAGCCGGGCCACCTTTTATTTTGCCTGATCGAAAAACCGACAAAGGGCTTGCCCATGTACAGCTATCGCGACATTCCGCGCGAGGCCGCATCGCGTGCGGCCCGTATTCATCTTGACGCGCTCGACAAGCTCGTCGCCCGGCACGGCATGGGTGGCAAGCGTGGCGGCCAGCGTGTCTTTTCCATCCGCGATCTGGTTATCGCCAACACGGCCCGCGCCCTTGCCGGCCCGCCGATCACGCTTGCGCACGCGCTGGCTGTCGCGGCGCCGCTGCTGGTTGACGAGCCGGCCGATGACACCGTGTTGATCCTGACCGACGATGGCCGCTCGTGGATCCAACTTCGTGAAGACGACTGGCCGCGCACAAGCTTCCGGCTGATTCCGGTCGGGCAATTTCGAAAAGATATGGAGGCCCGCCTTGCGATGGCCATTTAACAAACCCGCCGCGACCGTGGAAGAGAAAAGCCTGCCTGCCGGCACAGCAAGCGGCGACCCTGATCTATACGAACTGTTCGCAGGCGGCGCGCCTTCTGGCTTCGGCGTGTCGCACGGGCAGGCGCTGTCGGTTCCGGCCGTGCAGGCTTGTATCCGGGCCATCAGCGAAGCCGTTGCAACCAGCCCACTTGCGTTGAAGCGAAAAGTTGGCGGCGAGCTTGTCGACGTCGACGAGCACCCTGCGCTGCCGTTGGTAACACGGCAGGCGAATGGCTGGACGGACAGCTTCAGCCTGATCCGGGATCTTGTCGCACAGGCCCTGACTTCCGACAGTGGCGGGCTTGCATGGGTGAACCGGGTCCGCGGCCAGCCGATGGAAATTATCAACTATGTGCCCGGTTCGATCACCGTCGAATACGACAGCAAGGGGACGCAGGAGCCATCATACCGACTTGCCGGCAAGCGTATCCGCCAAAGCGACGTCATCCACGTTCGCGGCGCATTTAGCCGCGCCCCGCTCAACATGGCGCGTGACAGCATTGCCGTTGCTTGGACCATTGAGCAGCATATCGGAAACCTCTTCAAGCAGGGCGCACGACCAGGTGGCGTAATCACAACGCCGAAACCAGTCGGCGAGGCTGGCGTTGCCAAGATGCTGGCTGGCTGGAGGGCCGCCTTCGAGGGCGCGCAGGCAAGTGGGCGTACTGCACTTTTGTATGACTCCGCCACGTTCGCCCCCATGACGTTTTCCAGCGTGGACGCCCAGACGTTGGAGTTGCTCAAAGAGGCCAATCTTCAGATTGCCCGCGCGTTCCGCGTGCCACCCAGCATGATCTATGAGCTTTCCAGAATGACCTGGTCGAACTTCGAGGCGGCCGGGCGCGACTGGATCACGTATTCGCTCATGCCGTGGCTTCGCGCCGTCGAGGGTGCGCTAGATCGTGCCCTTCTCACCGACGAGGAACGCAGCGAGTTCGGCTTCAAGTTCGACGTCGACGATACCACCCAGGCTGATTTGACAGCGCGGGCGACGGCCGTGGCGACGCTGGTGACGAATGAAATCCTGTCGCCGAATGATGCCCGCGATTGGCTAGGTATGCCGCCGCGCGAAGGTGGTGACGTCTACCGCAATCCGGCGATCAACCCGACACCAGCCAACACCAACACCCTATCGGAGGCAGCCGATGCCGCGTGACCTCGACAAGCTGGTTGCCGACCTCACGGCCGACCACGAGGCGGTCGCGGACGGGCTTGCCCGCGCAATGGGCGCCGTCGATTCCACCATCGCCCGCGAGGAATGGCGCGGCGCGCAACCTATTAAACATGGAGATGCAATGACCATCACCGCAACTTTCGACGGCGAGGAACGGCAGTTTTTCGTCAAGCCGGAGCACGCCGGAATTTTCGATGCGTGCTGCCCCGGCGGCAGCGCATACGCGACGCTCCAGCGGTTCGTTGACAAGTCATGGACTGTCGACGACGTCGCCGTCGTCCTTTCGTTCGCCCTGTACGGTCCCACCGCTAAGGCGCGGCTTTCGTACGACATGGCGCGCACGGCCCGCCAAATGGGTCTCGGCGTTACTTCCGTGGCATACGCGCCGCACCCAGACGTGCTGAAGATCGTAACGCGCGACGGGCCTGCGAACTATGCGCAGATCGCGGTCGACGTGCTGACGGCGGTGCTGTTCAGGGAGGCGGCCGATGCAGCTTGAGCGCCTCGTTCTGGAAACCAAATTCGCAGCCGATGATACCGGTGAGATCGAGGGCGTGGCATGGGACTTTTCCAGACCAGACCGCGTCGGTGACGTCATTGAGCCGAAGGCTTTTGCGACAGCGGTCGGCAAGACATTGCCCGCCCTGTTTGCGCACGACCAATCCCAGGTCGTGGGAACGTTTGACCAGATTACGGTGGAGGCGGACGGCCTTCACGTAAAAGGGCGACTGCTCGTCGACACAGTCGAGCGCGCTCGTGAAGTTAGATCGATGATCCAGGCCAAGGCAGTGTCCGGCCTGTCGATCGGCTTCATCACCCGGAAGGCCGCACCTCGCAAGGGCGGTGGCCGAACCATCCAGGAACTCGACCTCCTGGAGACCTCAATCGTGGCGGTTCCGGCCCATCCGAACGCCCGCATCACTTCACAGAAGGATCTTTCAATGACTGCACCCGCAGCCAACATCACCAACGAAACCGAAAACAAGGCCGCCCCGGTTCCTGCCACTCCGGCGGTTGACACCAAGGCCCTGGACGCCATCCAGAAGCGTCTCGATAGCCTGGAAGCGAAGGGCAATCGCCTCGCCGCGGATAACGACAATGACGATCACGGCGATGTCGAAACCAAGGCGCTGAATCAGTGGCTGCGTAATGGCCAGGTTGACTCCGAACTGAAGACGCTGACCGTGGGCACTGCCGCCAGCGGCGGATATACGGTCGCGCCGGAATACAGCGCGAACGTGATCAAGAAGATCGCCGAACTTTCGCCGATCCGTGGCCTTGCTTCGGTGATGTCGATCGGCACCAACAAGGTTTATATTCCGACCTTGGCCAGCGACGCCGCCGTTGCGTGGACGACCGAGACCGGCACACGCACGACGACCGAGCCGACGTTCGGGCAGATTGATATCGAGGTATTCGAGCAGTATTGCGTTATCCCTGTGTCGCGCCAGCTTCTTGAAGATTCGATGGTGGATCTTCCGGCGTTGCTCGCCGACCGCATGGCAATCAAGTTCGCACAGGCAGAGGCTTCGGCGTTCGTCCTTGGGGACGGTTCCGGGAAGCCCACCGGCCTGTTGAATACGCCCGGCGCCTTTGAGGCCGTCGAGGCCGATCAGGCCGGCTCGGATATTCTGGCCAAGCTGATCGAGGCGTACTATTCGTTGCCGGCCGAATACGCCGCCCGCGCAACCTGGGCGATGAATAGGAAGACGGCCGGCATCATCCGCGCTGCCGCTGACAACGCTTCGGCCCGCTCTTCGATCTGGTCGGATGGCATTGCCGGCGGGACTCCGGCCACCCTGTTGGGTGCACCAGTCAGCTATTGGCCGGACCTCGAAGACGTTCAGAGCGGCGACAGCCCGGCAGGCGATACCTATCCGATTGTACTGGCGGATTTCCAGTCGGCTTATCAGATTGTGGACCGCGTTGGCCTGGACGTCATGCGCGATGATCTGACCGGCGCGGATACGGGCCTCGTCAAGTTCCGCGCCCGCCGTCGTGTCGGCGGCAAGCCGCTTCTCAGCGAGGCTGCTGTCGTCATCAAGGGCGCTGCCGCGTAACCAGGAGGGGCGGGCTTCGGCCCGCCCGTTCACCATGAACCGTATCACAAGCTGCGGATGCAGCGTCCCGCGCGGGCAGAAGTGCATCCACGAACAGGCACGGGCAACCGAGCGCCAGCGTGTCAACGACGCGGCCAGAGGGTCTAGTTCGGCTAGAGGTTATTCGGCCGAATGGTCCCGCGAATCCAAAGCCTGGCTGGCTGCGCTTGGCGCGCCGCTATGCGCGTGTGGCTGCGGCAGGTTGGCCAACATGGTCGACCATTGCATCGCGCCCAAGGGTGACATGCGCCTGTTCTGGGACCGCACTAACTGGCAGCCATACCATTTCACATGCAATCGTCGGAAGGCGATCAAGCACGAAGGCGGGTTTGGGCGCGTACGCACCACCTGATCGCGCCGCCATCACCGTGACCGCGAAAGGTTAACGGCAGGTTGCGGTCCGAGCCACCACAACCGAGCCGTAACAGCACAACCGGGGGTGGGCGCGCAACTTTCTTGCGCGGCTCCCCGACCACCCGCGCCTCCAAACTCGCAATTCATCGTAAATCAGATTTTCACCGTACCGTACGGTACGTCAATAATAGGTGAACAATGGCAATCGTCACCCTGGCCGACGCGAAGGCCCACCTCGGCATCACGGATTCCACCGACGATGCCCTCATTACCGCGAAGATCGATGCGGCGCAGGCACGGCTGGAGCAGATGCTGGGCTACGTCATTGCGACGGAATTTCCTGACACAGTGCCGGCCGATTTGGCAGAAGGCGTGCTGCAATTAACCGCGCATTTTTACGAGAACCGGGAAGCCACGTTGGTCGGCCTGTCTGCCATGCCGCTGCCAATGGGTGTCGAAGACACCATCCGCAATCGGCGCACGTATGCTTGGGGTGTTGCCGGTGCCTAAGGATGACCTGGCGTCGGTGCTGAAGGCGTTCGACGTGCTGCCCAAGGCGGCGCGCAAGGCTATTCCAGCCGCCATCGACAAGGGTGCTGACGAGCTTCTAGCGCGGATGCAGTACCTCGCGCCGGAGGAGTCCGGCGAGCTTAAACGGTCCATCAAAAAGACCAAGCTCAACGACTTAGCAACGCGCGTCGGCAGCGACGACCCGAACGCCAAGTACCAAGAGTACGGCGTGCTGCACGATGGCAAGGGA